CAGTCAAATGTTGGTAGGCGAGGCTCCAATTGACAGCCGCGGCGCCGGGGTCCGTCATGGCGATTTGAGTTCCATCCGGCAAGGAGTTAATAACGGTCCGGCGAATGTTATTTCTGGTGATCGGATACTGAGCGATCGAGCCCGTGGGGAGCTGAGGGTAGTAAAGCATTAGCTTGGATTCTCCCGTATGATGAGTTCCGTGCGGCTCTGTCCTTCACTCTCGAGGACGTCTTTCATAGCGTCGGTTTCCAGGCTGCAACTTGGGTACACGCTACCGTCCCAGGGGTCGGTAAAGCTGAACTGGCTCGCGGCCCCATTCTGGATCCGAAAGAATTCACGCAGCCCGTTCAGCTCATTCTCGTTCAGCAGATCCAGCGTCACGATCCACCGGTGAAGATACTGTGGATACTCGCGAAAGCGCTGCTCGGAGCCATCGATGAAGCGCACTACCTGCGTGGAGAAGCTGTAGGTCTTGTTCGCGGGATATTGCAATACCGCGCCGGTGCTGAGAGTGGGAAAGGGCATCTTAGAGACTCGATATAACGTCGTTAATGGGATGCGAATTTAACATGGCCGCTCGCACCGCGTTAGCGATATCGTCGCTTCGGTCGAGAAACGACTGGCTGTCCATGGCGCTTACATTTACTTGCACCGTTTGGCCGGAATTCCCGCCGCTAGCGGCCGGGGCACTGGACGACAACGATCGAACCTGTCCTCCCTGGCCGTAATCGACTGGCACCGGAGTACTGCCGGGTCCATTGACTCCGGCTGCGTACGAAATCGAATCCGGTAATGTGAATGGCGTCAAGGGCTGAGTTGTTTGGCCGCCGCCTCCTCCAAAAAGGCTGAATAACCCTTGCACGAGCGATGTCAAGCCGCCACCGCCTCCGAGTAAGCTGCCGGCCAAGTCTCCTATGGTTCCACCGAGCGAGGAACCACCCGATGAGCTGCTGGACGTATGCTGCACCATCGCATTGGCGTCCAATTGAGCCTCGGCCTGCTGAGTCGCATTGAGGGCGCTTAGCTGTGGGCTTAAGGCGGCGATCTGGCTCTCGACCGTCGTGTTGGAACTGCTAATGGGCGTACTGGGGAGATTATCGATCGTCAATCCTGGAAAGGCGCCTGCTCCCAGGAGATCGCTCCTGTTTCGATGATTGCCCAGACGGCTCGCCATCAAGCTCTTCAGTTTATGTTTGGCCATTTCTGATCTCCGTTCGAAATTCGTTTTCTAAAATGCAAAATGCTTCCACCAACCTGCTCGGGAGTGCATTTACGTCACCCCAGCCAAACTGCTTTCGAACGTGGAACTGTTCGAGGAACGACCGGCTGCCGGCGGTGACATACGAGACCGGGCAGTGTGGCGTAGTGGTTCGTCCGCGCGCCCATACAATGCGAGTGTTAGCAGAGTCAGTCTGGGGCAGCCATCCGCAATTTCGCTTTCTCTGCAAACCGCTTCTTCGACAGGAGTCGCACTTCCACGCGGCCGTATTCGCAAACTGGAAATGGAAGGCGACGACTAGTTTTTTCTTTCTTCTTCCGTCAGGCCGCACTCGGATTGAATGGCGGCCACGATTTCCTTGGCCAGGGGTTCGGGGCCCTTTGCGATCAAAGCTTCCGTAGTGGGGCTTTCGCCGTCAATGAGGATTCCTTCCACCCCGGCCAAGCCCCAGCGGAGGTACAAATTCTCGATCTCCTGGCCCAGGAGATTCGCTTCCACCTTTTCGCCGAACTCACTGCCCGCTTCCAGATATTCCAATTTTGGAGCGATCTCCCGAATGCTATTACAAAGCTCCACTCGCCGCCCGAAGGACATGCGGTGAATAGAGAACCGGACGCCAGGAAGAGTCCGCGACGGGATCGCCCTGCTGCTCTCGTAGTTGACCACCGCCGGGGATGGGGGCGTGTAGGTAACGCCACCGCATAACTCAGCCAAACGCGACAAAAAGCTCATCGTTCATCACTCCTTGGGCGCGGCAGTTTACGAAATGCCACTGTTGCCGCTTATCGCTGTCATCGAACTCGGGAACTTCAGGAATCACGTTAGTCATGTAGAGGCCGAACATCTGGCCGGACTGTTGCCCCAGTTGCAGCATCACCGCGATCGGCGATCGCAGCCGCGCGGCCTGATACAAACCTGGCGTTATGGAATCGTCTTGCTGGTAAAGGCTGAATTCCACGGAGACGTTGCGACTTCCTGGGCTGATGCCGCGAGCCAGCAGCGATCCGAATTCACTGCTTCTTAAATCGAGGTCGTTATTGAACGTCAACTGAGCCTTGGTGACGGTGAAGAACTCGGCTGACGTGCTGCCCATCCATACCTCGCCCAGGTGTCCCGGCACCAGCGAGTAGGTCAACGGGGCGGTCGCCGGTTCCACCGGGAACGCGGTCATGCCCCCTTGACCACTCTGATAGCTGGCGCTGTCTAAGACATCGCAAGCGGCGCCTGAAAAGGTGAACTCATGAAAGTCCCCGTTCACCATCAGCTTCACTTCGTTCACCGCCGCCCCATACATCAGCCGCTGCACCGCGGTCGAGGGACTCCAATAGTCGAAGACGCTGACGCTGGGCAATTCGCTGGCCGGCTGATAGGTGGCAGTCGCGGTCATAGCCGATCCGTTTCCCGTTGTCACCGCGAACGGCGCATTCAACTGGACTGTCAAGACATCCACCACGGTCGTCACAAAGCGGATCTCTCCCCCGGAGCTAACCGCCTGTCCTACTGCCAGATTATGGGGACCGGTAAAGGCAACTTGCACGCCGACCGCGGTATTCACTGTCCCGCCACCCCACATCATCGGAGCCGCGCCGAAAGCGGCCTGAACCAAGGGACCGTAAGCGGGCTGTTGAGTCGTGTCCGCCCAGTTCGTCAGGTAGGTTCTAAGTCCAAACGAAGTGGAGCTCTGCAACTGGCTGGGATCTCCAAGAAACGTTCTTGTGCCCGTTTTGTCTTTGCGCTGGCCCTTGTGGACTCTGTATTGCGCAGTCAGCTGGACCGCGGGAATGCGGTTCGCCGCGGTAACACTGGCGGCAACACCGTAGGCCGCTTCGATCGCCACATAAAAGCGATTGTCGTTGGATGAAATGTATGACATGTTTACCCTATTCTTCGCTGATGTCGACTGTAAAAGTGATCTTGGCGATCTGCAGGAAGTTCCGGCCGCCATGTTTCACTGGGCCGTAATTTACTTCGTATCCACCGTTATAGGAAACGCCGCTGCCCCAGTCTCCCCGGTTCTGGTCCAGCACCATGGTGACGGCATCGACGTATAGCTGCGAAGTAGTTTCGAGGCCGTCCAGCCGGTCTTGCGATACACGTGATTCAATCACCATATGCGCGTCTCCGGAAAACGTCCGGAATTTCTCCCGTTGCAGATTATTCACTGAGCCGCAGTAGACGTTCAGGATCGGATACTGCACAGCCTTACTGCGCTCCACGATCTCAGACGAGACATTTTCCGCCGTCACTTGAGCCGCGGTAAAAACCGGCGGCTGAACACCGTTTAGATCGGCAATCTCGGTGATTGTGGCCGGCACCCCTGCGGGCGAAGTCAAAAGCGCGAAAAGTTGGTTGGTCGCTAAGCTGCCTGCTTGTGCCATCGTTAGCCTCGCTGAAGGACCCGGTCTTCCACGACATACCAGTCGGGAGTCTGTCCGGTTGGCAGCGCAACCCCTACAAAGACTCCGCTAAAAGGCAGCAGCCATTGCGTTTGAAGCGCGTTTGGGGCGCCATTTTGTAGCGTTGGATCGTCGGGTGTTAGGCCGACATATACGTTCCACCCGGTGGCGTTGGTTGGTTGATTCGCAGGAGTTACTACCAACTGTGTGCCGTCCACCGTCGTAAGGGCGGTAACGTCACTCGGGGCGCCTTCCTGTCCCGCTAAATTCAACCACGTTACACATACGTAGAATGTGTTGCCAAGTTGCGTTCCTTCACTAGCAAGGAGCAGCGGGGCGGTTGCTTGAGGAATAGGATCGAACATCAAGCCAATGCCGATTTCGTAGGCCAGTTCCGCCGCCGCATCCGCACGGACCTGATATTGTAGCCATTTTCCTTTATAGCGATCGTTCAGCTGATTGTTGTAAGCGTCTTCATAGGTTAATTCAATCGATTTCAAGGCGTGCCATCTTTGGATCGGATCGGTAACCACGACGTCGGAGACGCCAAGCACCCGCCGCGCCGAAACCGTTTGGAAGATGTAGGCCAGGTTGCTCAAGTCTCTGGGTGTTTGTTTCAGCAGGTAACTGAGCAGCTCGGCGCCAATTTCATCGGCGGCGAGAGACATCTTGTCATTGAGATCGATCTGCTCCACGCTGGCCACGTTGAGAAGACTGCTCTCATAACGTGTCAAGTCCTGCAGAGTGTTGAGTTCTCCGTCGGTAAATAGCGCCATGGCGTGCTCTCCTACTCCTGCAAGGTCCGAAGTGTCTCTTTCATTGCTTTCAGGACGGCTTCATCCAGCGCCCTGGTCTCGGCTCCGCGCGGTGCAGGGCGGATGGATTTCAGGAATTCGGCTGCCTGCTCGGGACTGGCGAGTTGCGCGCGCCCTTCAATCACCAACCGCGCGGCCGCCTCGCGGTTCACCTCTGTCAATCTCCCGGCCTTGCCACCGTCGGCCGTTTCCAGGCTCACCACGACGACGTGCGCATCCGGTATCTGACTCTCCAGTTTGCGCATTTTCTGATAGTACAGTTTCAAATCCATGGCTGTCCTTTCCCTTGTCATTTGAAAAGCGCAGGCCTGCCTACTCTACTTAAAATCGTGTAAAGTAGGCGTGGTCGCCTGCGCTTTTTGGTTTAGCTACTTCTCAAGTCACCCTAAGACTAAGCGTTAACCTGAACGGCGAAGTTGTTGCGCAATACCGCGCATCCATACAGCACGTCGACGGTGAACTGTTGGGCCAGTGTATTGGGCTGATAGCTCATCACCACACGGATTCCGAAATTGCCCATCTCGGCGTATTCGGCGATCGCGCCGGTACCGGGCAGAGGTTGCGGCAAACGCCTTACTACCAGACCAATGGCGTCCTTCGTGAAAGCGAGATCGTGCGTGGTTACCGGACCGCTCCCGGTGTACTGCACAAACTGCGACCGGAAGATGAAGAAGTCTTTCATCTTGCCGACAGTTCCATCGACCAAGGCGTGCAAGCCGGCCTCTCCGGCCGTGTAAAATTCGCTGAACCGCGGAATCTGACGCAGGGCGGAATAACCCTGGGAATCGACAATCAGATATTTCGACGCGCTGGACGGAACCTTGGCCGCGAACAGCGCCGTTTCAGCAGCGTCTATAACTTCCTCTGTAAGGGGCGTGGCCGTTGTTCCCACGGGCACGTTCGAAGTGAATTGCGAGTACAGAGACAGCAGGCTGGTCTCGATGGACTCCGCTATCGCAACCACGGCGGGCTGCATATAGAGCTTTAACAGGTCTGGAACCGCCAGAACCTTGGTGACATCCGGAATCTGGAAGGTCGCTTCAGCATGTGTGTTGAGCACAATCTGCGCGTTTCCAAGGTTCGGATTCTGGGTCTGAACCGTCCCGCCTTCCGCGATGTTGTTAGCAACCAAAACGGGAGGGATCGGCACGTTTACCGTGTCGCCCGCCTGTGCCAGTGTCGGCTCATAATCACGATTTACCAGGTTGCCCATGACCAGGTTGCCCATAAGAGCGGGCAATGCATCTACGGCTACCAGTTTCACGATTGCATTCGCTACATTTGCTGATGTAATTGATGGCATCTATTTTTTGTCTTTCTTTCGCTTTGTCTTTTCTTCCCGGCTAACAGCCGTTTACAGGCCTCGCATGCTCTGACTTGCCAGACGCGAGATCTCCAGGCGTACTCTTTCCAGGTCTTCAGCGCTCATGCCCGGCCGAATCTTGTCAATATCGAAGCCGCCCGGGCTCGGCGCGGGCTTCTGTACCGATCCCATACCTGACCCCCCGGAAATGCGCGCGGGCAGCAGTTCCGGGTTATCATTGACGAACTGCGACAGGTACTCTTTCATCGATTGGGGACCGTTTTCCGATTGCGCCGTATAGCGCCCGTCATCGCCGCGTTTGATGTCGTCCCGCACGACCCGATAAGCCAGGTCTACTTTCGCAACCCCTAGCTTCTGCAATTCCGCTCTGATGGCCGAGCCTCGTTCCGCCTCCTCCGCCGCTTTGCGGGAGCGTTGGTTCTCGTTCACCAGGTCGTTCATGCGCTGTTCCAGCTGCTCGCGCCGCTTGCGCTCCTCCAGCAGCTCCACTTTGTACGCCGGCTCGGCCTTAGTCTGCTCGGCCCGGACGAACTCTTCAATCGCCCCACGTATGATCGCGCGCAGGTCCGCGCCTTCAAGCTTCTGATCTTCCATAGCTCTCCTTCAGTTCTGAAACAGGCCTCTGGGCCGGTCCCGCTGGCTATGCCGCGTCTAACTCTCGGACAATTTGGTCTTTGATGTCCTGCCGGACATCGCATAGATATTTCAGAGCCAGCTTCTTGAATACCTGCTTCTTCAGCGTGGGAGAATTCATACCCATGCCAAGCAAGCCTTGCGCGTCGGAGAGTTCGGAGCCAAAGTCTCCGATATCGAACTCGTCCATACCGCAGACGTCGATTTGGAGGCCGTCTTCCCGGGCTAGATTGATCGCGGTAAGAACCCGCGTCATACTCTCCTTGACTTCGTCGCCGTAGGCGCGTAACACTTCGTTAGTGATGGCGAAGTCGCGTTGTTTACTAACACCCGACTGACCTTTTCCAGAGGGCAGCTCCCCTCCGGCCTGGCTCAGATAGCACACCCGGTATATCTCGCCTTGCAGCCGCGTAAGATTCTGGCCGGCGATATCGAAGACCTTGCCTTCCGGCTCGGTCCACCCGAACTTATCTTGAGGACCCAGTTGGACGTAATAAGATTCGCCCATGATCTGGTTCCAGTCCCGTTCCGAATAGATCACCGGCATCGCGAACAATCCCATGGTCAAGGCCCAAGCCAGCGCATTCGACTTATTGAAATGTTCCAACTGTAGCAACCCCGCCCGGTTCATCAGCCACAGCCCCTCCATCACTTCCAGGTCGAACAAGGGCACGCGTTGGTTCCGGGCCAGGCCATGACGCCCGGAGGCCGTCATGCGGACCTCGCCTTGGCCTTCGTGCTCCCCCGTGCGCTCGTAGAGTTTGTAATTCTCGCGATCGTAATACGCCCATCGTGTTTCCCGTAGCCAGTTGGCATCCTCGATGTTCGGCTTCCGCAAGCCGCTGGTACGCAGCACCACCCACTCGTAATTCCCGTACTCGTCGTAACTCCAGTTAATAAGATCGTCGGCTGAGTAACCCACCAGATAGGCCCGCGACGTTCCCTGCAAGTCCTCCTCGGCGCGATTCCCGGCCGGCGCCCGGCGCGGAAAATCGACCAGGATGTGACTCTTGCCGAGGATCAGCGCCTGGATAAAGCGCGCCCGGAAGAACTCGGTTAGATTCGTCCCTTTAAGGTCGCAGTCTTCGGTAAAAGTGTTGAAGAACTGGCGCGCGTTCTCGTTCGTTCCCTCGAAGGAGAACGCTGGTTCACGCCGAAACAACGTCGCGGTGTACCAATCGATGATCGACCCCACATAATTTTCGTAGAAGACCCGGATCAGTCTCTCGCCATAGACATCGGCCGGCTCTTTTTGACGCCTGACCAGATAGCGATCGGCGTTGCATTTGAAGTGTTCCCCGCCAACATACATGTCCTGGTACTGCCGCCAGAGCTCCCGCCTGTTGGCGTAGTCCGGATGCTCGCGATTGATGTCAAACACTCGTCAATTCCTCGTTTCCTTCCTAACCCGCCTACCAGAACAGCCGCTTGCTTTGGCCGCCTACCGATGGCTTCTCCCGGAATTCCTGCCACACCAGATATCCAAGGGCATCCGAGAGGTGCGTCCGTCTGGGATCTTTGTCCTTGTCGAT